GTCGTTGGTAGCCACCGCCACCGGAGTAGCCGTAGCCGCCGCCTTGAACGCCGCACTAGCCGCCGTCTCGGTCTGCACCGAATAGACGTTGGCCAGGTCCCGAATCAGGATGTCCCAGGCCGAGGGCGACGACCAGTCGATGGACTGGCGGGAGATGTCCACGGTGCCGCCGTAAGTGGACTTGGTGAAGTTCACGGGGGCAATGGTCATCTTCTGGCTGGGGAGCTGCGTCTTCTCACCGGATTGCACGCCGACCGTGGTGTGCTGGGTGATCTTGGGACGGCTGAACGTGGTGCCGGGGATGCCCTCCATGGCCTTGGCGCCACCGAGGGAACTAATGAAAGGGCGGTTGGCGTCGATGAGGTTCACCACCGTGCCCACGATGGGGGTGGGCAGAATGCCGGTGATATCGGAGGTCTTCTGGTCCGCCACCACCCGGGCTTGTTGGACCCGGGCCAACGCCTCGGGGTCCACCTGACCTCGTTGCATAATGCCCGCAGCCCGCAGGTAGTCCACCACGAAGGCACCCGGGGAGCCGTAGTGCGGCACACCCTCGATGCCGTCCAGACGACGGGGCTGAGCGGCTACCCGTTCCGGTAGGCGGGACGGCTCGGGCTGGGGGAGCTGTTGCACCGTGGTGCGGTGTTGCTCCTTCACCCGCTCGTAGTCCTCCAGGGGCTTTATCTGGTTGTCCAGCTCCTGGATGCGGTCCCGGGTGTGATTCAGGACAGCTTGCTCGGCATCTGTGAGGTCCCGGCCCTCTACCTGGTTCAGGACCGATTCGATAGTGGCGACCAGCTCATCACGTTCGGCAATAAGGCGGGTCAGTACGACGTTGGGCATGATTCCTCCACGACGGGGTTAAACGACGGTGGGCAGCTCTGGGCAGGGCGCTCGTCCGTCCTCGTGGTGGTCCGCCAGGTAGAGGCCGCTTGACGCAAGGCACCTCCGGCCCGGGACCGGCCCCAGACGGGTCAGCCGCGGTCTTCGCTAAGCGGGATGGTATCGCCTGGTTGTTATGTTCGCCAGCATTCAGGCATTCCGCCAGGTGATCACTACGAACCCGGAGCCACCATTACCGCCCGTGCCACCGGCCCCACCGGGGGCGCCACCACCACCGCCACCACCACCGGCCCCACTATTGGCTGCCCCGTTGCCGCCGGTGCCACCGGTGCTGGTGGCGGTGGTACCAGATGGTGACGACTGCTGGTTGAACACCCCGGCCGGACCGCCGTTGCCGCCGTTGCTGGCCGTAGCCGTAGCCCCACCAGCGCCGCCACCGGCGGTGTAGGTGCCGGGACCACCACCAAACTGGTTTGACGATCCGCCCGTACCGGGCCCGTACAAGATGGTGGCGTTGGCACCGCTGGCCGCTGATCCTTTCACCCCGGCACTGGCCCCGCTGTTGGTGTTGGGGCCCGAGCCGCGCCCCTGGCCACCGCCGGAAGCAGCGTAGTTGATGCCGGTGCCGGTAATGCTGGTAACACCGCCGCCGCCTCCGGTGCCTCCGGCATTGCCGGTTGTCCCCGAGCTGGCCGCACCGCCACCACCACCGGTACCACCCACTCCGATGGTGACGGTAAGAACAAGACCGCCACTGACGGGGACCACGACTCGCAATTCACCACCGGAACCACCACCGGCCCCACCCGCCTGGTTAGCGACACCGCTGGTCAGAGCGGCCGCACCACCGCCACCACCGGAACCACCACCACCGACCATGACCATATCGGCGTAGACGGCCCAAGCGGGGGCGGTCACCGCCTGAGAGGTATTCAGAATCTGGGTCAGCATCTGGCTGCCAGCCGGACCCTGCGGGCCCTGCGGACCAGTAGCACCTTGCGGACCCTGTGCACCAGTGGAACCAGTAGGGCCCTGCGGTCCGGTGGCACCCTGCGGGCCGGTGGCACCTGGATTTCCCTGGGGACCCTGTGCACCTTGCGGGCCCTGAGCGCCCTCGGGACCCGGAGCACCTTGGGCACCCTGGGGTCCCTGGGGACCCGGCAGGCCAACCATGACCGAGACATCGAGGTGGACAGGTGGGGGCTGTACGCCCACCACGTCCACCACCGTTACGTCGGTCATTGGGTGTAGTCAGCCGTGACGAAGACCTGACCGGCCAACACCGTAAAGACCCGGCCGTCCGGGTAGGTGAGCTGGAGGTCCCAGCCGCCCGGTGAAGCCACGGCCGAATCGGTGGCGTCGAGGGTCAGGTCAATCACGTTGGGCAGGGTGACCACGCAGTCCAGGTTCACCACCGGATCACCACCGGGCACGGCCCGCAGTTGTGCGGCCACCGTGATACCGGTGAGGTCCACGGGCTGGCTCTGGTTGGTGTCGGACCACAACCGCACCTGCCAGCCATAGCTGTCGCCACGGTAGATATTCAGCGGGAAAATGGCGGGTCCGGTACCGGACGGTGCTTCCACCACAGCCCGGGGCAGGAGTTTCACCGCCGCAGTTTCTCCAGCTCCCGCCGCCAGATGTCCACCTTGGACTCACCACGAGGCCGAGGCCGCTCGGCGGTACGCACCTGGGTAATCTCCGCACCGGCAAAAGCGGGTGTAGGTGTCAGGCTGACCTCTAAAAGCCGGGACTCCTGGCGGGTAACCCGATCCATGTGATCCGGCCCCAGGTCGGGGTTCCAGTCGTCCACGTACTCCCACGACGACCGGATGGGCGCGAAGCCGATGGACAGATAACCGAGGTCTCCCGACTCCGCCAGCATGGCCGCTTGTTGGGCGTCGTGGGTGTCGTTGAGACGCCACACCCCATTCAGCCCGTCCACCTGGGAGTCCCACGATTCGGAGACGCCGATGGGCCAGCGGCGGTTGTCGTGGAACAACAGAAGGGGCAGACCCTTACCGGTACCGGCCCGGGTGGTCTGGTCCAGGGAGCCGTTCTCGTGACGTTCCAGGAACCAGCCGATGTCGGCCCATTCCATATAGGGCACAGCCCGCCCTTCCAGATACTTGTAGGGCTTGCCGACGAGCTGGGTATCCCGGAGCTGTAGCGGGGCTTCGTATAAACGCACCTCCGGGGCTTGAATGGTCATGGTTCTGGCGCTCCTTCCGGCTCCAGGTTCGTGGGGTCCCCAGTGTCGGGGGCGCCCGCGTCTTGCACGAAGGCCAAGGGTTGAGAAATGCCGCCACCGCCTGCGGACAGACCCAGATAGGCCTGCGCTTGCGCGGGGCTGATAATGCCCGCCGTTACCAACGTGGACAAAGCCGTGGCCGTGGTGGCCAGGTCGTCCCGCAGGAGCTGGTTGCGGTCGAAGCGCACAAAGGAACCGCGAGGCAACCAGGCGTCGGACCATACGTCCTCGAAGTCGGCCAGCACCGGCTCCAGGGAGGTCCGTAGCACCTGCTGGTATTGGGGTCCGGCCGTGCGGTAGGTCATACCGGCCACGGGCGCCCCCAACCAGTAGCCGTCCAGGTTAAAAGCGTTGGCCACGTCGATGAGCGACATACGCCGGGCTTCCATGAGCTGAGTATCGGAAGGCGACCACGCCAGCGGTATTACCTGCGTGCCGTTAGGGAGTATGACCGGCTCACGGTTAGGACCTCCCAGCGTGGCCACCCACCGATCCTTGGCTTCCTGCGCTACCTCTTTGTTCAGTTGCACCTGCGGAGTGATGACCGCCACCGAAGGCACCGCCGAGCCGTTCAGGGTGTTGCGCTCGTATTCTTCCTCCATGGCCACCCGGTCCAGGGTGGAGAGATATTCCTCGACCACTCCCACACCCCGGACCGGGTACATGCGATCCGCGCCTCTGCGAACGTGGATCACATCTTCAAAGTTCAGACGCTGGCCCACGTAGAAATAGCTCACGTCCTGCTCGTCGGTGTAGGACTCCCACACGATGTAAACCCAGGCCGCTGGTAACCACGTCACCGACAAGGGCCAGCCGTCCGAGCCCCGGGAGGTCACGTAGGCGATGGCGTTGCCGTTCAGGAGATAGTCCTCGACCGAGACGTGCACGAACCAGCTCCGGGCCCGGTCCGGATCGGGACGCCCCAACAGCCGGGGACGTGGTAGCGGAGTGGTGCCCTTGTAGGCGTCCATGGGCATCTGCTTGGTCAGCCCCGAATAGAGCTGAATAGCCCGACCCACAGCCGGGATACGTCGAGCCGAGGTGGCGTCGTAGACGTAGGGACCCGGCAGTCCGGATAACAGACTGCCCGGAGGCGGAATCAGCCCGCCGTCTCTCGGTGCCATCAGACGTGGTGGCAGGACCGGAGTGGGCATCAGGGTCATTCCGGGACCCCAGTATGGCAGCCCCGAGGCCCGGATGTTATGTTAGGTAGCCTTGCGGAGCGGGACGGGTCCCGGTCCTGGTGTGTGGGGAAGCTCATCGCAAGGGACCCGTTCCCTCTTTAGAAGATGGCGAAGTCCCCCTCGCCCACCTTGTGCAGCCCGTAGCGGGCCAAGGTCACGGCCACCAGCGGGCTTACGTCCCCACCCTCCCGTCTGGCCCACGCCCACGTATCGCCTATCTGGCGCTTACGAGCGGCGGCTACGGCGGCATCGAGTAACGGCTGACCCCGGTGGTAGACCTTCTGATCCACCACGTCATCGAAGAAGCCGCCGCAGGCTCCGGCGTAGGCCCCGGTGTCGGTGACCTCCACCGGCAAGCCCAAGGTCTCCAGCTCCGGAGCCAGCTTCCCGGCCGGGGAACCACGATCCACCACCACCAGAGCCGGGCGCCAACGCTGGGCCAGTTCGGCCAGACGTTGCGTTATCCATCCGGCGTCGGGTCGGTGCTCGATGACCTCCACCAGTACCCGTCCCGTGCCCGCCCATGACGCCACGCCGATGGAACCGAAGCCCCGGTCCGGGGTGATGTCGGCACCGAACACCAACGTGGTGCCCCAGGGCAGGTCCTCGTTGCGTAGGCGGGGCCAGTGTCCGGCCGGAATCACGGGCTTACCGCCCACGGTGCGCTGGTTCAGGTAACCACGCCGGAAATCCGCTTCCGGTAAGGACTTGGCGTCGGTCCAGATGGTATCCACGTCCACGGTGCGCCCCAGGGCGGGCATACATCCCCACCACGTTTCCTCGTCGTAAGGATCGGCGTCGTCGGGGGCGCTCCACTCGAAATACGCCACGCCCCGGCGTTCGCTGGGGTCCTCTATCTGGGCTTCCACCCGAGCCCGGCCGTCGTCTACCCGGTCGTTCCAGGGCACGGAATCCTCGGTGCCCATGGTGGACAGCCACCATTCCTGAGCGTCACGGCGGGTCATCATGGCGGGCCGGAACGCCGCCGCTAGGCGCTCGTCCTTCTGGGCCCACGCTTCGTCCACCACGCCGAGGTCGAGGGTGGGACCGTGCCCGGAGGTCTCCCCGGACGCGGTGATGCCTATGGACGAGCCGGTGGCCTTCCATACCGTGCGCTCCAGACCGGTCTGGCGCCGTTGCGTGAACTGGTTACGCAGGACGGTGCGCTTCAGGTACTCGCATTGTTCCTCCCACTTCTCCCGGGAATGGTTGCGGTCCTGAGCGGCGTAAAGGATGCGCTGGAGGTCCCCGAAGTTCAGGGAGCGGTCCACCTCGATAGTGAGGACCAACGTGGTCTTACCGGACTGGCGGGGCACCGAGACCCGCACCACCCGATAAGCCGGTAACCAAAAGCCGGGGCGCTCGGGGATGACCAGACCAGCGGCGGCGGGCACCAGCTCGTAAGCCACGTTGACCACCTGGGCCTGCCAGGGCATGAAGGGCTTACCCAACACCTGCCCGATGCGGGCTATACGTCCACCCAGGGTGGGGCGGTCAGGACTCCGCGGCGTCGCCCATCGGGCCAGACATAGCCGTGAGCCAGTCAGAGAGTCCGTCGTCGTGGTCATCTTCTCCGGCGTTGCGTAGTAAGCGAATGGCGCTGAGGTGAGCACGGGCTAGTGATGCCACCTGCGCCGGATATGCCTCGGCGTCCACGGTATCTAGAGCCTGCGCCAGGGTCCGCACCAGGGCGATGGCTGCCTCATCTACGTTCTCGAGTTTTCCGCCGCTTCTGAGGGCTTCCACGGTGCGCTCGGTGGCTCTGGTGTTACGGAACTTCCTATAGGGACGGGGTGAATCAGCCACCGAGGGGTCCACACCGATACCGAGGTCCCGGGCCAACGCTCGGGCCGTGGTGGCGTTGGCGTTCTTGACGCGGTGTAAGGGAGATGGCACCAGCCCACCCCGAGAGTCCCGCACCAACAGCCCGGAGCGGTTCAGAAGACGCTGGGCCTGGTTGTGATCAGCTATGGCCGAGCAGTACAGGGCGAACACATCCAGCGGGGCGCCGTGGGGCAGGTCATCGAGGGTGCGCTCCCACACTTCCCCCGCTTCTTCGTTGAGCCAGGACGGCGCGGGAATGCCTGCCATGACCTCCGATTATGACCGGTCGTGCCGAGAATGGCGGCCATGGGCTCTGATTTCGCGGCTTTGACACAAAAAG